TGTAACCGATGGCACGCATCAAATCTGAGGCCATGAAGCCGATGGCGTCTCCGGCATTCACAAACCATTCCGCGACGCCGGAGGCGGTGTTGCCGAGCCATTGACCTGCTTCGCGCAGCTTGTCGTTGTTGGCATCCAGCACTCCTCCGAGGCGAGACAAACCTTCGGAGCCTTTGCCGACGAGGCCTTCGAGCAAAGCCGTGGAGGCGGTTCGCAGGGAGGCGCTGAAGTCGTTCATCTTTTCATCGAGACCGGCCTGCGCACGCTCGAGCTTGCCGAAGCCTTCGACGAGCGTGGCGACGAAGGTCTCCGCGTCGATGTTCATCTTTTGCAGCGTCTCGGTGTCGGCGGTGCCGAACATGTCTTGCATGACGGCGCGGACCTGCGGCACACGCTCGGCGATCTGGTTGATTTCCTCCGCGCTGACTTTGCCTTTGCTGATGATCTGCGTGAGGGCCAGCACCACGCCATCGAGGTCGGCGGAGGTTCCACCAGCGAGGCTGAGGGCATTGCCCATCTCGATGAGCGCCTTCTTGGAAAGCTCAGCGCTGACACCGACGCTGCGCAGGCGGATGTCCCCCTGCACCGCTTGTTCGAAGTCGAGGCCAGGGAGCTTCGAGGCCTCGCGTAGTTCGTCCATGCGGAATTTGGCCCCCGTGGCGCTGCCTTCGAGTGTGGTCATGCCACGCGTCATGCGGTCGAAGGCGGCGACGACGCGCACACCTTCGCGGGCCAGGATGCCGAGGCCGAGGCCCCCGATGGCTGCCTGGGCACCGCGAAAGCTGCGCTCAGTGGTGGAGGCGAAGCCTTTGAGCTTGGTTTCTTGCTGCGCGAGACCGCGATTGAGCGCGGTGCCGTCGTAGCCAAATTTGACTGTTGCGTCGTTTGCCATGGGGGATCGTCAGAGGTTGACGAGGCTCGCGTGTCAAAGCGACCACTGACACATCACGCCGCGAATGTTGGCGGCTTTGAGCTGGTAGTAGAGGGCGCGATGCAGCGGCATGTCTTGAATGGTGGCTTCCTGCCACCCGGTGAGCTGAGCGAGGTCGGAGATGATCTCGCAGGTCACGGGTGGCATGGCTAGTTTCCCGAGCCGTCAACGCTGTCACCGGTGGGCAAAACGGAGGCACGGGCACGCGCCACGCATTCCTGCATTTCTTGGGCGAGACGCGACACAGCGGCGATCTCATGGAGGGCGATGTTTTTGAGGACCCAAGCATCATGCATGGCGATTTGCAGCTCGGCACTCATGAGCCGGAGCTGGCGGATGGCGGCGGCTTCGAGGTGCGCACAATAAATGACGCGGGCGGCCTCGGGCGCGAAGTCGCCCATGGTATCATATGAGCCCAAGGCGGGCGCATTCATGTGGACGCGGAGCTCACGGTAATAAAGTTCGTTGGTGAGCGTGATGGCGATCTCGACGCCATGCCAGGCGAAGAGGCGATTGAAGTCGGTCTCGCGCTGCTCAGCGGTGATGAGTGGCGCGGTGTCGGTGAGGTTCACCGGCGGCGGTGAGGTCGTGGGTGCGGGGTCGGTGGGGAGGTGCATGGGGGTGGGTGTTAGAGGGGAGAGGTGCGAGGTGAGTGGGGAGAGGTGATCGTTGCGTTCGCCGCTTCGAGTTTGGCGAGGCGGGATTCGAGGCTTTGATCTGGGATGACGCGCACTTTTTTGCAGCGGTCGAAGAAGCTCATAAAAGAGGCGGCGAGGCTTTGGTGGCCTGCACTGAGACCGGCCTCAAAGATGGCGGTGTCGATGCGCTCTAACACGACGCGGTGCGAGGTGTCTTTTTCGACGGTGATGTGCAGGTGCGGCAGTGTGGTCTGACGGATGAAGCCGAGGGTAGCGGCCATGTCGTTCCCCTCAAAACGTGCGGCGGTGTAGTCGGGCCGACAGGGACGGAAGCCGCGCTGGTGCAGGCTTTGGATGACTTCGGTCTGCCAGCCTTGTTGCTGGAGTGAGGTTCTTTCTTCGTCGGTCATGGTGACGAGGGCGCGGTGTTGGTCGGTGATGCTCATGCGATGCGGAGGCCGAGTCGTTGCTGAACTTTGGCGAGGGTGTGGCCTGGGGCGTCGGCGCGGAACGCGGCCCCTTTGTCGAGGTAGGTTTTGTGCGCCACGGTGATCCAGCCAGCCGACTGCTGGTGCTTGCGCAACTCACGCAGGCAATGCAGGGCGTGGATCGCGATGGCGAAGGGTTCCCAGCGTCGAGCGGGAAAGAGGGCGTTGGTGCGAAGCGCGGTCATGTTGACCTGGGCATCGGCACGCGGCGCGTGTGGGGTGAGCTCAGGGGCGAGCGCGTAACGAGCCAGGGTATAGACGTGCGCGGTGCCGTTGTGCGTGAGGGTGAGCAGCGCATGACCGACACCGATGAGGGCCAGCGCGAGGTCTTGATCTGCGGTGGTCAGGGTGGCTTCGTGGGGCATAGACGAAGACCCGTGCTCGAGGAGGTAGCTGCCAGGCGCGGCCTCGACGAGGCGCATGGACTTGCCTTTCTGCGCATCGAGCAGCCGTGAACGATTGTGCATGGTGCGCAGGGCGATCAGATAGGGATGCAGCGGCTGCGTGGCGAGTTCTCCCTGCAAGCTGCCGTTGTTGAAGTCGCGCCGGAGAACACCGGTGATGAAGGCGCGACCCTGCCGATCTGGATCGACGCTGCTGGTGCGTGCGAGGTTCCAGTCTGTGTATTCGGCCCCGCTTTTGTAGTGCGTCATTTTGACGGCACGCAGGGCGATGTCGAGCGAGGCAAGGGCGGCGGCCTCATAGGTGTTGCGGGTGGTTTGCCAGGCAATCATGGGAGGTTGATGGTTGAGGGTTGAGGGTTGATGGCCGGAAACAAAAAGCGCGTGATCGTTGGGAGACGATCACGCGCTGCGTGTGGGGTGATCGTTTGGGGAGCTGGACAGGCTGGCAGCCTGTGACACTCAGTTCATCGCATGGCAGTGTTTCAGGTTGAGGCTGAACTCGCGTCCGGTGCCGCTGCGGGCCTTTTTGAATTCAGGCTCACGGCTTTGGATCGTGCCGGTGCTGAGGGTGAGGCCGAAGACCTCGTCGTCGATGAGGTTGGCGAGGCTGGCGAGGGTGTCGGCATCCTCCAGGGCGGCGAGGCCTTGCAAGGCACCACCGCTGGTGGGGATCGGCATGCCGGTGAGGGTGATGTCGGTCACGAGGCCGTAGGCCTCGGTGTAGAGCAGCTCGGGGACGGCACCGCCTGCGGCGACGCCGAGCACGTCGTCATAGGTGCGGGTGGGCTTGACGCTGAAGTCGGTGACGAAAAGACCGGACTCGGATTTGAGGGAGCCGGGACGGGTGCCAGAAGTGAAGAGGGGAGTCATGACACCGAGCGGGCGGTGTCAAACTGAGCGAGGTGCGAACCACAGGTTGGCAGGCTGTGTCACACGTTGTTCCAGAAGGTCACGACCTGGAAAGGCGCAGTGAGGGTGAGGAGCGTTTTTTCCTCATTGTAGTCGTCGGTGATGGTGCCCGGATAGATGGCCTGGATGTCCCAGCCTGCGCGGTAGGCGTCTGTTTGCGCCTGGATGAAGGTCTGCCAGGTGCTCCGCTGATCATCGTCGAGTAGGCGGCGGAGGGCTTGCAGCCAGGCGTGGGCTTGAATGCGGGTGGTCTGGCCGGTCTCGGTGCCAACGTTGATTTGCAGCCGCAGGTTGAGCGTGAGGGTGAGCAGGGTGTCGGCAGACTCGGGATCGACCTCGACCTCAAACAGCGCGTGTGGGTGCGTGAGGGCGCTGGATGAGGAATGTGTGCGGCGGGGGAGCTGCGACGCGCTAGGGACGCCGGAAAGGGCCAAAGCGGCGGCGCTGGCGGAGTAGTCGGCAAAAACGGTGCTAAAATGAGCGGCGGGGGAGGTGGAGGGCATCTGGTGGTGAGTGGTGAGCGGTGAGTGCTGACAGGGCAGAAAAAAGCGCCGGTGCCGTTTGCACGGTCACCGGCGCTCCAACGCATGAGGGGACAGGGGTTAGGCTTTGGCTGCGCCTGCGGCGACCGGTGCAAAGTTGATGGCCGTGGTGCTGATGGCGACGCCGAGCACGGTGCAGAAATGACCAGTGGCCAGGTCGGCAGCGGGAGCGATGCCACCGGCAGTGGCGGAGAGAACGAGCACGTCACCAATGGCGACGGTGGCACCGATCACGAGCGCAGGGTCCTGCGTGATGACGCTGATGCGTTGACCGGTGGCCCCACCGTTTTCGGCGATGCCGAAGACCTGGGCAGTGGTGGCGGAGGCGTTGGCGTCCGCAGGTGCGACGAGGCCGGTGCTGGTGAGATAGACGGGCTGGCCAGCGGTGATGGTGCTGGAGGCGGATTTGCTGACTCGCCGTGCGAGGGCGGAGCCGATGACGTGGGAAGCGGTAATGGAGATGTCTGCCATGGTAACTGTGAGTGGATGTCAAAGAAGACGCAGGCTGGCAGCCTGGGGCACGCTCTCACGCGACTTGGAGGCGGGACTTTTTGAGGGCGGCGCGGATGCTGTAGCGAATGGAGTTTTGCAGACGTTTTTGCCGCTTGCCGGAATTGAGGACGTAAGCCATGCGCCGAGGAAGATCATTCTTGCCGCCGTAGGGGACTTTGTTGGTGATGGTGATGGTATATTGACCGACACCTCGACGGATGGAGACGACGCCGCCGGTGTTGCCGTGTTTTTTGATCCATGCAGGCAGACTGAATCCGAGTGCGGTGGCGGCAGGGTTGAAACCGGCGGCGAGTATGCCGACGCGCTGATGAATCCATTTCTCGTAACGGAGATAAGAGCTGCGACTGACAACCATTTGATCAATGAAGCGGAAGCGCCCGACATCGCGTGTGGCACCGCCTGCGGTGGTGACCCTACCAGTGCCACGACGCATGCTTTGATGATGTGAATACATTTCCGCGTTGCTGGCGCGTGGTCGGTAGAACTGGCGATCACAGCCATACACAATGCCTCCTTTTTTTACAAACAAGCGCACCGTGCTACCATTCGGGGCGACGCTGGCGTTTTGTGCCAGCAACTCGTCACTCATGACGACAAAGACTCCTGCGGTGCGCTGATGTTTACCGCGTCCGCCTTTTAGACCTAACAAGTCGGCCGTGATCGCCATTTGTCCGCGACGGTGAGAGTTTTTATTTAACTGACCCGTGCTCGGTGGGGTAATGCCAACGATGTCTTTCACGAAGCCTTTGGCGTCGGTGTTGATGGCTTTTTCAATGATCGCCGCTGCCTCACGCGGGACTTGCCGGAGCTTTTTGAGTAGCGGGCCGAGTTGGACGTTGGCGCTTATCATTGCGTGGATTCGGTTGGGCACTTTGCCCGTCTTGCTGTTTCCACCAACCACCTCGCCAATGTTGGCACGGTGGCGGCACGTTGGTGTTTGCTCATTCGCTGCTGTCTGCGTCGATCACCTTCGCCGCTTCTGGGGTGATGCTTTCGGCCGGGGATTGTCGGCATGACTCCAGCGGGTTCTAAGCCGCAAAAGACCAGCCAAGTTTTTTTGAGCATCGAATATCCCCACCACGCTTGGCTGACTTCGATCGTCCACATTCCATCTTTGGTTTCACCTGGTCGCGGTAGGTTGCAGTGATCGAACAGTCTGGAGTGGGCTGGATGTTCCAACACGCCGCCGCATCGCCGAAGCCAATCGACGCACAGCGGTCCCAGCTCTCGCACGCCTTCGATGGGTTTCCACTGATGGGCACAATAGGCACTCCATGGAGCGCAGACTGGATGAGCGACCACTGGCACGCCGCCGACAAAGCTCCGCACGTCACGCGAAGCATTGAAACACTCGACTCCAGGGAGTGAGTGATAGACTGAATCAGGTGCGCAACATAGGACCGCCACAGGATCTACTCTCACGACTCCAGACGCTCCAAACTCAAATGCCTCTTGGACTTCGAAACGCGAACCAGCCGCCGCATGATATGTCGGAGTGATCATTGCGTGGTGATCTGCTGGCCGGTGAGTGTCCAGAAGACGCTGTGAGGGGACTCGTTGGGTGCTCCGGCGTCGGTGGCGAGCTGATAGACGCGACCCGTTTCGACGTGCGTGAAACGCACGGCGCGGGTGCTGTCGGTGGTGGCGTCGATGACGTCGCTGGCGGGCAGCAAGGCGCAGGCCACGACGATCTTGATCGTGCGCGATTGGATGACGCCGCCGTCGTTCTCAAACTTCACGCCACGACGGGCGATGAAGGCCGCAGGCAGGCGGCGATTGTTGAGGAGGATGGTGCAAGGATTCCGCTGCAACAGTTTGGCGAGGTGCAGCTTTTCACTGCTGACGAGGGCGGACGACATGCCGGGGTGGAAATGTCAAAGCGTGAAGGCACAAAAAAACGCCGCGTCCCCCAACCAAAAGGGACGCGGCGCAGGGGACACCGGCGGGCGAAGAATAACCGCGCCGGGTGAGAGTCTCACGATTAGCCGAGGAGCGTGGCGACGAACTCAGGCTTCCAGACTTTGACGCCGTAGAAGGCCATGAGCTTGATCTCGCTCATGCCGTAGCCTTTGTAGAGGCGGGCGGAGAAAGAGAGACCAGTGTCAGCGTCCACCAGCACCGCGATCTCTTCACCGACATCGCCGCCGGGAGGTTGTGCAGGCGGGCGCATCGCGAGCTCGATGGCGGTCTTGTGGAAGGCGACGTTGGCGGTGTAGCTGTTGCCGACGGTGACGGCCTTGTCGTTGACGATGGCACCACGCAGGCCGGGATGATTGATCACCAAGCTGCCAGAGGTCGCGGTGAGTCCGGTCTTGACGACGTAGTTGCCTGCGGTCGGCTCGTCGGCCACGGTGATGATGTCGCCAGCTTTGATGCCGGTGCTGTTCACGGTGCCGCCGTCAACAGTGAGAGTCGTGCTGCCGACGGCGATGTTGCCGTTGTTGATGAGGTAGCCCGTGCCTGCGCCCTTCGTGTGAGCCTGCACACCTGCGCTGGCGCGGATGGACATGTTGAAGAGGTTGAGCAGTTCACCGCGACGCAGCGTCGCGTCCGTGCCAGCATCACCCACGTTGGTGAGGGTCGAACGCTTGCGGAGATTGGCTCCAGCGGCGGTGTTGAGGATGAGCGAGAGCATGCCGTCAGACATCGGGGTGCCGTTGTCTTCGAGGATGCGGTAGAGATCCGCGAGGATCTCGAAGTTGGAGCCGAATGGCGTGGTGCCAGCGGTGCCGACGGCGCGGCTTGCGCCTTGATAGGCGGCGAGTCCGATTGCGGCCTCGATGCTGTTGCGCATTTTGCGGATGGCCTGCTTGTAGAGCTGCTGGAGGGCGAGCTCTGAGCCGACGGTTTTGGAGAGCTGAGCGAATTGCTCGCCTTTGAGCGGGATGGAGGCTCCCGCGTAGGAGGAGAGAGTCAGCGTCTCGGTGCTGGTGGTGATGTCGGCGGCGTCAGGCACCGTCATGGCTGGGGTGTAGCTGGTCTCGAGCGTGGGCTCGGTGGTGCGCAGCGAGGTGACGGTGCCGCCAGCGGAGATGCCTTCGGAACCGCCGTTGACGATCACGCCTTGTGAAAAGCCGGATGGTTCCATCGCGACTTGATCGCGAGCGGCATAAAGGATTTCGGTGAGTCCAGTGAGTGAGATGTCGTTAGCCATATGTTTGGATCAGTGAGAGTTGGGGGTGTGTTGGGTTTGAGGTGTCAATCTGCGATCAGTCTTCGAGCTTGCCTTTGGCTGCCATGAAGGCGTTTCGCTCGGCGTGGGGGAGTTGGTTGAAGGCGGCGCGGGTCATGGTGTTGACGGGGGTGCTGCTGCCACCTTGAGCACCCTGGATGGGAGCGTTGCCACCGGCAGCACCGGCGGCTCCGTTGGTGAGCAGGGCGGTGATTTTGGCGAGCTCAGTTTCCAGCGCGGTGAGCTTGGCTTTGTCGTCCTTCGTGGCTTCGGTGATGCTGGCAGCGAAGGCGGCTTTCACAGCGGCGTCTTCGAAGTCGATGACGACGTTGGGAGACTGCGGCTTGTGCGCGGTGATGGCAGCGGTGAGCTGGTCTTCAGTTTCATCACCCTTGACGGTGATGCCGACGAGTGAGGCGAGGGCGAGGAGTGCTTTCATGGGGGTGGGAGTGCGCGATGGCGACGGTGGCGGCGCGATGTCAAAGAGGGCACTCGGCACATGACGCAGCGCGGCGGTGATGCGGGCAGTCTTGAAAGCGGAGGCACTGAGGGCGACTTCGTCGCTGGTGGCATCGGCAAAACCGTGCTCGACGGCTTCTTCACCTGTCAGCCAGGTCTCGGCGTCCATCATGGCGGTGAGGTCTTCGTCGCTCTTTTTCGTGCGCTCACGATAAGCGGCGAGGAGGCTGCCTTTGATCTTGTCGAGCAGGTCGGCGAGCTGGCGCATGTCGGCAGAGTCACCCACCGCAAAGCCGCTGGGGTTGTGGATCATCATGAACGCATTGCGTGGCATCTCGATCCGCGTGCCTGCCATGGCGATGACGGAGGCCATGGAGGCGGCGAGACCTTCGATGCGCACGGTGACGTTGCCGCGTGCCTTCAGCGCGTGATAGATGGCAAGACCATCGAAGACCTCACCGCCAGGCGAGTGGATGGAGAGAGTGATCGGAGTCGCAGCCGCGATGCTGCGGAGCTGGGCGAGGAAGTCTTTGGCACTGACACCCCATGCGCCGATCTCGTCGTGGATAGAGATTTCAGCGGGGGCTTCGGCGGAGGCGGCATTGCGAATGGTGAACCAGGTCTTGCGGGACATGCTGGCGGGCGCATGTCAAAGCCGCGTGGAGTGCGGGTTGATGGTCTAGCGTTGATGGTTGATGGCTCAGACGATCAACCATCGACCCATCACACGGCATCCAGCTCGGCGATGTCGGCGGCGAGGGTGGCGGGATTCAGGGCGGTGAGGATGCCGGAAGCGGGCTGCAATGTCTTGAGACCCATGCCGATGGCCAGGGCGACGGAGGCGGGGATTTCGACCTGGTCGAGCGGCAAATTTTTAGCGCGGGCGATGGCGTAGCGGATGCTGTCGAGCTTTTGGTCAATGGCGGCATGACGGACGGCTTCGCCATCCTGGCCGGTGCTGCGCTCGATGAGATCGTCCGGCGTGATGAGGTTTTCACCGAGGCTTTCGAGGTCGGCGCGTTTGTCGCGTCCGGCATCGACCGTGGGGTCGGGATCGGTGACGAAGTCGATCTGGTTCCAGTCGGCGATGTTCGCATACTGGAACAGCGGGCCACCAGGCATCATGGCGGTGCCGATGACTTTTTCCCACAGCCATTCCAGGAAGGGATACAAGCGGGCGCGGAGGCCTTCGTGGGCGCGGGCGACCTGCTGGAGCAGTCCGCGATACTCGACGCCGCCGACTTTGCCACGGGTGAAGATCCACTCGGGCGGATACTTCAGCTCGAACATGAAGGGGTGGAGGAGATCGGCGAGAATTTCGCGGAAAGGAATGCCTTCCTGCGGGTTGTTGAAAAAGTTGAAACTCTCGTTGTCCGACATCGGCAAAAACACTGCGCCTTCAGCCACCTCGACAAAGCGGCGACCCGTGTCGGCGGTGGGATTGCCACCTTGCTCGGCGAGTGCGATTTGTTGCATGGCATTGAGCATCTTGCCATCGCGGGTGGTGGTGGCACCGAGGAGCGAGGCGCGGACTTTGGCCGAGTGCTTACGCAGGGCTTTGAGATCGAGCGAATCGAGGAGGTCGCGACCACTGGCGAAGATGACGGGGTCGCCGTGATACTGGTGGATGCGCGTCGGGTCTTTGAGGTGGAAAATGTTGCGGTGTCCCATGGCATTGACCGCTGGGATGTCGGTGAATGTTTTGGAGAGCAGGTAACCACTGGCGTCGGGGTCTTGGTTGAGACGCAGGAGCTGGAGCTGATCGAGGCCGTTGTATTGCAGGCCGTCAAACCAGCGGAGCTTGCGGGCGGCGACGCTTTGCACGTCGCCATTGGTGAGCTGGTCACGACTGACGAGTTGAATTTGAAAGGCTCGCTTGCTGCGGTCATTGAGTGACCACGAAGCGCCGGTCGGCTCATAGACGGGCAGGATGAAAAGCTCGCCATCGCCCAACATGGCGGAGAGTAGCATGGGCTGGATCGCGAAGAGGTTGTGCTCTTTGCGGATGTCGATGGCGGGGGAATCGGCCCATTTTTTGAAGAGCGCGGTGGCCTCGCGGCGGAAGTCGGCATCTTGCGAGATGGACTTGCAGCCGATACCTTTGCCGACGGCCTCACGCGGGAGCTGCTGGATGCCGTAACGCACCTGGGGGATGCCTTCCTCGCTTTGCAAAAAGCGGGAGATTTGCACGAGGTCTTTCGACCGCTGCATGCGCTCGACGCTTTTCGAGTTCCAGGCGGTGTAATGCGGCGTGGAGCGATAGCTGCCACCGGAGGTGGTGGTCGTGGTCGCGGCGTTGGTGATGGGCGCGGGTGCGGTGGGCTTGAGTGTTTTGCGACGTGACATCGGGCGACGGAAGTAAGAGGTGAGACGTGAGATGTCAGAGATCAGCCGAGCAGGGTGGCAGGCTCGTAGCCAGGCCGGAAGCGGAAGCCGAAGGGACGGGAGAGCGACTTCGCGACTTGACCGGCAATCTCGGCCTCGAGGTCTTCGATGGCGGCCTGCACGGCCTGCCGCCGCTGCTCCGGCGAGGAGTCGCGAAACTGCGCCGAGTGCGAAGACCCCTCAAAAGCCTGCGCGGTGATCTCGGCACCGCTGCGATCCTCAGCCAGGAGGAGGTATTGCTCCGTCAGCCATTGCCGCTGTGCGCTCGCATCGCCCGCATACAAGATGCGGGCGTGAAAACGGAAGTCCGAAGTGAGGTCGGCGATGGTGACTGCGGCCATGCAGCGACCCGCATGTCAAAGGGGCCGAGCATGAGGCAGGGATGGTTAGCGCAACGTGGGTTGGGTTAATTAGGTCTCGTTACAGCATCCCACCAGCGCGGAGGAGCTGGTATTCAATACAGGTGTATTTGGAGCAGTCGCCGAAGTGGTCGTGGGGGACGCGTTGCCACTCGCCATCGGCGTCGCGTTTTTGGCCAGTGTGGCCGAGCTTCACTTCGGGGTCGGCGTCGGTGGGCAAGTGGAAGGCACCGTCGATGCGCTTCATCATGCGGTTGGCGTAGAGCATGTTTTTGATCTCGCGGTCATTGAACACGAGGAGGGACATCTGCGGACGCGTGGCGACGCGGGTCTCGTGGAGTTGACCATGCTTGGCATCAGAACCTTTGACAGGAATGAAGAAGCCTTTTGACGCGGCGCAGACGTCGAGTTGATCGTCCTGCTGCCATCCGGTGTCGAGGTAGCCACGGACGGGAAAGATTTTCTCGCCGGTGCCCTCGACGATGATGTGACGGGCGCGGAGGAAGTCGGTGGTTAGCAGGTCTTTGGAGGAGACGACGGTGCCCCAGTCGCAAACCCAAACGCCGCCGTCGTGGGCGAGGGCGGCGAGTTCCCAGTGCGTGGTGGCTTCGCCTGGATCGGCATTGAGGAGGAGGCGGAGGGGCTTGAATGGCAAGGTGCCGCGTCGATACAAGGGGCGGCCGTTTTTGCCGTCGGCGATGGCTTTGACCACGTCGTCCATCCTGAGGTTGACGTTGAACTCGGTCCACGGGCGAGCCAGGCGGCTGTTGTGATAGTCCTGCAAGCCGAACATGTCCTTGAGTGAGTCGAGGAAGTCCCAGGCCATGGTGCCGAAGCTCTTGGTGGGTGAGTAAAACGAGGGCAGGATAAAGGTGCGGCGATTTTTGGCGGCGAGTAAGTTGTGGCGTTTTTCGAGGCAGCCTTCAACCATGGCTTGCTTGTGTAGCTCGGTGATCTCGCAGCCGTTGTGCGGGCAGAGGTAGCGCACGGATTCGCGGACGCGGGTCTCGTCCCATTGGCCGGAGGCTTCACGCGCGGACTTGTCCCAGGTGAGCGATTGGTAGTCGCTGGGAAGCGTGAGGCCAAGGTGGGTGTTGTAGTCTTCGACATCTTCGGGGCGGCCAATGAAGTCGAGATAAAACCAGCCGTGGCAGTGCGGGCACTCGACATAAAAATGCGTCTGGTCACCGGCGAGGATGTAGCGCCAGAAGGGATGCGTGGGGCTGTTTGGCGTGCTGCTGTAATAGTGGAACTCCAGCGCACCGAAGCCGTCGGTGCGCTTCGCGATGAGGTGGAAGGGGTGGGCCTCGGGGGCTTGCTCGCTCTCGCTCTGGATGAGCTTCGAGGCTTCGTCACAGAGCGTGATGCCGTAGGAGCCGCCGGAGAGAGCGCCGGGGGAATTGCCGCCGACGAGGTTGACCATGCCGCCAGCCATATCCATGGACATGGAGCGATAGCGGTCGGCGTTTGCAGGCTTGCAGGCAGCGAGGATGGGATTTTCGTCGATGAGCACCTGCATGCGCTTTTCGCTGAGCTCGGTCTTGGTCCAGTCGCGTGAGCTGCCGATCATGAGGATGGGCATGGGAGCGTTCACCAGGCGATACGCGGCTCCGAGCGTAAGCATGGTCGTTTTTGCGATCTGCACGCCAGCGGAGACGCCGCATTCATTGATGCCGACCTCGGGGTTGAAACATTCCAGAATAGGACGCTGAAACGGGCGCGAGGCGGTGCGAAAGGGACCGGCGGAGTTCGGGGCCATCTTACGCGGCAGGATGATGTTTTCCTCCAGCCAGGGCACGACGGCCTTGCGCCGCTGGGTGCGAAACATGCCGAGCACCTCGCTCTGCACGGCGGCGGTGCGACGCTGCTGCGGGGTGGAATTCATAGAGCCAGCTCGGCGAGGACGTTTTCGAGCGCGGGATTGAATTCCTCCTCGCGCCACTGGCTGATCGCTCGCATGGCATGCTGGGGGTTGTCGGGGTTCGCCTTCTGGGCGATGCGGCCTTCGAAGGACGCGAAGAGCGAGACGAATTTCATGAGCGCGGCTTTGGCGTCCTGCCAGGCCGACATGGGCTGGAGGCGTCCGCTTTCCAGCTCGGCCTGGACTCGACGCTGGCGGGCCAGGTGGTAGGATTTGAGGGAGTCGGCGGCGATCTTCACGAAGCCGATGGCGGCCATGGGATCACCGCGATCTAGTGCGACCTGCCGCTGCGCATTGGCAGCCACCATGCCCGCCCAGCACTGACACTCGGCATATTCCTCGGGCGTCCACTGGTCCTGTGGCTTCTCCATCGCGGGCGGGGCCACATGCACCAGCCGATCTCCGGGGGGCGTCTGCCCACCCATCACAGTGGCCAAGGCGCGTTTCTGCTCTTCGCTCGGGTCGGCGACTTCGAGCGCCTTCGCTCCCTGCGTCGCCAAAAACGCCACATAATCGCCGTGCCGATTTTTGGCATGGAGTTGCGCCGTGCGAAGGGCCATACCCTTCGCAGCCATGTAGAGCTTCACCAGCCCCGATTCTGCATGCGACCGCGCCATGATGCGCATCCGGTGTCAAAGCGCACCGAAACCGCGCAAAACGCAACGCATGCGCCCAAACCATGCGCAAACACGTTTGCGCGTCCGCTCGCACAAAGGCGGTGAGACATTAAACCCGGGTGGATAGGGGTGGCTGGAAAAAGATTCCTTACCCCACCCCCCCCACCTCGTGCCGCCTCATGCCTCCACAATGACGGCACTTCCGTCATTGTGGAACGCTGGCGGAATCTACGTGGAACCTCTTAATGACGGAGTGACTGATAGTTCTAATCCTTCCAAGCAAACTACTACTATAAAAACAAAGCGCCTTGTTTGCATACTAATCCCCGCCTTGCAGGCGGCACGCCGTCACAACTACGTTCCACGCTTGTAATATTGGGCGTTCCACAATGACGGCATGACGCGTCACAAAGCGGAAGCGCCAGTCACACAAGCCGATTTTCTGAATCGCTCGCATCGTGGCGAGCTCAGATCATTACCTCACACCGAGGGCGGCACGATGAGCCAGCCCTTCCACGCCGACGTGTCCTTTTTGGTCACGCGGATGTCGCGGAAATGCTCATCAGCAAACAGCCTCCCGAGGAGGGTGCTGCACTTGTTATGCTGGAAGAGCTTCTTTGCCATAGTTGCCACGTTGCAGTGGCAGCCACCTTCGCCTGTCAAAAGCATTTGCAGCGTCTCCGCCTTCCCGTGCCACGCACGGATCTTCAAATGCTGACCATTCACCCACAGCGGCGGCACCTCCTTATCCCCCACCAAATCCCACAGCTTTAGCTCCTGCGGGCCGTCCCCCAGCATCTCCTCGCCCGACTTCTCGACACCACGAAGCACCGCCGAGTCGATCAAGCTCATGAGTTGAGCCGCTGGTGTGTCGTCGAATAACTCGTCCTTAATGCACGGCGCATGATACTCGCGGAAACCAAACCGCGTCGCGTTCTTTCCGTCCTCATAAGTCTTCAACTCCTCCGGGATCTGCCACTCATTGAGCAGCCAGTGCAAATAATGCGGCAATTCCTCCTCCATCACTCGACGGAATTCGCGCTGGTTCTCGATGCTATTCGTCGTGATGATCGGCAGCGGCTTAGCCGCACAGTGAAACACCAGCACCTTATCGCCAAAATCCGCCGTGATGATCGGCAGCGACCGCAGCTTATCTGGATCGTCATTCACCGAGATCGTCAGCCGCCAATAGGGCGACACACTGCACGGCTCCGTCCGCATCAATCGCATCCGCTGCGATGGATTCGCCACCACCTGCTTGATCTTCTCCGCCAGGCTCGTGCGATCCACCGTGCGTTGCGACGGCGTCGGAATCTCTGAGAGCATCAGATGCTCCGCCGCAAACACATCCCCGTTAAATTCATCGCTCTCAAACAAAAACTTCGCCGGGTCACAGTAGCGCCCATAGCCACCGAGCAGCGGCGTGATCACCTGCTCCTGGAGCCGATTCTTCCCACACCCACGTGGCCCCGCCAGGATCATTGCATGGCCCTGTCTCCAATGCCCAGGCTCACCACGCCGGATGCTATCCGCCGCTACCTGACACCAGGAATAAAACCACGGCGTCTGATCAATGCCACCCAGTTCACGTCGATCCAGTTGTCCCTCGATCAGTGCTCTCATGTGGCTCCAATCACCCGCCACCGGCTCGATCAGTTTTGGAGCCTGCTTCACCAGCACACGCTCCCCGCTGTCCAGCGTGTAAATGCGGCTCTGATAGCCCGGTAGCGACGGCAGCACTTCGTCCAGGCTTCGGTGCTTGCGCACATGCAGCATCACCCGCTTCGCCTCACTTAGCATCTCATTCTCACGTGCCTTGATCGCCACCATCCGGCCAGGCAGACTGCGCATAAAATCAATCGTCGCCTGCTGCGGCCAGCGTTGCCACCTGCCATCAGCGCCCTGCATCATAAAGTTATCACCATCACCACTGCGCCAATACATGCGCATCTCCTCGGCCACCGCCGCGTCATCAAACATTTTGGGTGCCTCCGCATCCCCCGCCACGAACGTAGCAGGCTCGCCCTCAGCAGGCTTGCTCACCTTCCCGCGTCGCGGATTCTTCGGCTCCTTCGTTGTCTGTTTTTTCGCCACGTTTCTTCTCCGGTTGGTTGTTGGTTGCTTGTGTCTCACGCTGTCATTTCAGAAATCCCACACCGTGAACGCCTCGCGCACATCCGCGCTCCCCGTCACGTCATCGCTGCACTTCGCCAAATCGTTGAGGTCCTTCACCTGCGTCCCATCGCGCAGCGTTAGTCCCGGCGTCAGCACACGCACCGCTGAGCCGTCGATCTCACGCCGCCCCCACGCCGCGATGTCATCAGGGTCATAGCGTGGCCCCACGCAAAACGTCTCCACCACCGCGCCCACCTCGGTCAGTTGCGCCCCCCACCGTGCCGCCGCCTCCATGCCCGGTATCGTGCGCTTCTTCGGTCTCTTCCCCTCCTCGATCTCACCATCCTTCAGCGCATCCGCATCCACCATGATTCGCACTCGGCGACCTTGAAAATACGGCAAAGCATCCGCATGCAGCCGATTCCCCGCGCCCAGCATGCACACCACCGCCACCCGCTCATGCATGCGATGTCGCATGAGAAAATGATACGCCGCCAGCATGTCCGGCCCGCCCTCCACCAGCATCACCGCCATCTTGTCACCGATCATGCTCGCGCCGATCGGCCAGCTCTTGCCACGTGTGCTCCACGCCTTGATCGTCTTCCCCTCGCTGATCTCATACAGCGCATTATCCAGCCTGCGAAACTCCGCCACCCGCCGCGTGCGATCAATCGCACACCAGCTCGGAAACGTCGCCTCCGCCACGCAGTTCGGCTTCTCCAGCCCGCAGCCATTCTTCCCATGCACCAGGCATCGCGGCAGCCACGCCCCATTCCAGCGGCGATACAAAGGCCACATCGAAAAGGCCATTCGTTGATACTGCCTCGCCGCTAGCCACACCGCCTCCGCGTCCAGTCCCCGCGTCTGCGCCACGATCTCGCACTCCTCACGTCTCAGATGACGGAGTGGCGGCAGCTCAGGCGGCAGTTGGGCCTCATCAAGCGCCCTTTCCGGCTGCCGCGCCACCGGCCGCTCCGCACGTGGCCCGTAGTCGATGCCGTCGCCCACGCTCACCCCTGCCTCACGCGCTAGGTCCATCAGAGCCTGCTTAAAATCGCAGCCCTTCACCTGCATCCAAAAGGCGATCACATCGCCATCCCAGCCGCAGCCAAAACAATGCATGCGGCCCCGAAATGCACCACCGCCGCCAATGTTAAAGCTCGCCGACTTCTCCGCATGAAACGGACAAGGTGCTGTGAAATGCCCCTCCTTCACCCGCTTCATGCCACCCACCGCGCACCACTCCGCCACCCGCACCGCATCCACGCGATCCAGCACCTCGAACTTAATGTCTTCAAAATCACGCATCACGCCATCCTCCTGTTTTGATTCCTACTGAGCTTAGAGGTTGCACAGCCGGGTCGTTGGACGCGCTACACACCGAGCTTTGCTTCGATCTCCGCGATCTCGGTTTCCATGTCGCTGTTGTTTCGCAAAGCCAGGGCGAGCAATGCCAAGTAGCACCAGCGCAGGCCGCGACGGTTCGCTGCTTCATCGGCATTCATGTCGCCCATCATCGCGGCGTAGATTTCTGGTGGCAGCACCGCAGACAGTGCCTCCCATTGCAGGCACACCAGCGGCTTCCACAGCGCATCTTGCATCACCGTGTCTTTCTTGCTCATCAGCGCCTCCAGCACCCGCCGCCACCGTGCCAGATCAAAGATTGGGAGACTTGGAGACTCAGAGACTTGAACATCATCACTCTCCTCTTCTCCCTCTCTCCCCTCTATTCTCGCCCTTTTCTCTTCTCCCCCTCTTTCCTCCATCCTCTCCCCTCTATCCTCGCCCTTCTTTTTCCGCGTCTCACGCGTATGCAGCACCTTGTCCTCACGCGTGCTGTCCGCATCCTTCACCGCACTCATGCGCACCAGCACTAGGTAGCCATCCTTCGCCGCAGGAGCTGGAGCCAAAAACACCGGCACCCCTAGCGCCACCGCCAGTGCGCCCCACGTCATCGGATTACCCGCATCACAGAGCAGCTCCGCGTCGATGTGCTCCTCCGCACGCGCATACAGCGTCTGCGGGATCGCCCCCTCCATGACAAACTGATCGCGTTGTTCCCAGCCAACAAACGAATAACCATCGCACACGCGATAGCTTTTCTTCGCCAGCTTACCCATCAGCTCTAGCCACTTTTTGCGTTGCTTCAGCGGCTCAAAATACTGCACATCCAGAAACACGCGCGCCTGCTCCTCCGTCATCGGCTCACCCGTGATCGAGTTCTCCAGCATCGGCAACACGCCTTCCACCGTCTCACGATCCGTCTCTTGCAGCAGCCGCAGCAGACTCCGCGCCGTCCTCAGGGCCACCGCGCCTTTATACACCTTCTCCTGCGCCCGATGCGGCAGTCGTCCCAGGTCCAAATAAAGCTGCACCGTCTCCTCATCGCGATGCATCGCGCCCGTCAGTTCCATGCGCTCAATCCCCAGCTTCACCGCCGTCCGTGCCGCCAGTGCCAACTCCCGCGAATCAAACGGGTCACAGCCATTCTGCAACGTCAGCAAATGCAGAAACGCCTCTGCCTCCGTCATCACATGCACCTTGCACCATACCTGCGCGATCCCCAGCCGCTTCGCCACCGCCAGTCGTCGATGCCCCTGCATCACCGTTGCGCGTGAGTTGTGCATGAACACATGCAGATCATCTTTGATGCCGCCCTCATGCTCAATCTGTGCGGCAAACTCAGGAATCCCCCGCAGCTCCGTCCCGCGCGGATTCAGTTCCCACGGCTCCAGCAGGCTCACCTCTAACAGTTCTCTTGTTGGTTCGTTCATAAGAAACATTCTTTTGTGATTAGTTGTGCTTCGCGGCGCGTTTTGCGTCGATCTTAGCAATGACTTTTCTGACCATAGGCTCAATTCCATCCAGAATGTATTTGAGCCGTCGTTTGCCATCCTCGTGAGAGAACTTTTCTGCGATGCCAGGTCGTAGATCAAAGCCAGTCTCCATCATGAGTCTATCCCATGTGCCACGCATGAATTTCACTTCTGCTGCTGCGGCAGTTTGCCAGTCGAAATGAACCGCGTCACAGTGAGCGGCGAAAAACACATCGTTTAAGTTCTCTAGTTTCATCAGTATCTTTGTTGGGTTCGTTACTTTTGTTCATCATTAAATGGTGCATTGACCCATCCTTCATCAGCCAACCAACCGACGCCCGTTTTGGGGCGATGCCAGCTTTCCTCAAGCTCGTAGAGATAGGTTTCAGGGTGATGGAATCCGCGCTCACCTGGACGGGAGACGACAGCCACCGCGAGGATCTTCATGGTCTCATAGACACGCTCAAATTCATTGAAGCTGTATGGTTGAAGCACCAAGTTTTCCCCCACGCATCCAGGATGATCCCAAATGCTTCCAAGATCATGCACTCTGAACCAATGTTGAACAATGTCCCAACTATCGGTGCGATGAGCGGGTAGCTTGTCGATTTGTTTCAAATGCGCTCGGCAGCGCTTACTTAGCCACCGTGGTGCGCTACAATCATCCCGCTTTACATGCAGTATCGGACGCAGTGCCGACTTCATGTTGTAAAGATCCTTGCATGTGTAAATCGGATCAACCTCGTCTTCATCCATGCTCATTGCCAGACGCCCAGCCAAAGCGGCGCATCCAAGCTCAGCAGAAAGTTGAGTCTTTCTTTTCATACCAAGCCACGCTTTGCGTAGCTTGGTGATATGTGTGGTTTCAATAGTTTTATATTTCATCTGTGGCTCGTTGTTTGTTTTACATTCTCCATTCCTCATTCCGGTTTTGTCACTGCCCGCACGCGGTTCCGCTTGCCCATCATCGCCACGCTCAGCGCCTCGCGGCACTCGGCGGACTTCATGAACCAAAACTTCAGTGTGCCGCGCTGCTTACTCAGACGCTCCATCCGGCGCACCATCTCCAGCACCACCGTCATCAGCGCGGCACTCACGGCAGAACGCTTGTTGTCTGCCTTCAAGCCGATCGCATTTCCGATGCACTCCAGCGTCCACGCCATCGGTGGTCGCGCCGACTTGTCCGATTGAAACGCATACAGCAGCAGCAACCCACGGCGTCCCACCTCGCGTTCACCCCAGCCATCACGCGCTAAGATGTCGATGAGAATGCGCCCCGCGCAGTTCTCCCATTCGATGCGCGGACACCGCACCAGCTCCACGCGCACCCGTGACCACTCCGTCCGTCCATGCCACACGCCACTCGGCAGCAGATCCGGTGCCCTGTAGCTTGTCAGCACAGCCAGCCGATCCCGAATCTGTCGCAGACTCGTCACCTGCCAGGTGATGCACATCAGCACACTCAGCAAGCACTGCGCTCTCAGTTCATTCACCTCCGACACCTGACCTAGCGACTCCTCCTCACGGCGCATCATGAGCTCCGCAGGAGACAATCCATGCAACGCATCCGCGTTCATTTCATACGCAACCTCCACCGCTGTGTCGTAGTGCTCGTTCACAGCAGCCACCCCCACTTCGCTTGCAGTTGCTTGCTCGCCGCCTTCGCGCTCAGCTCACAGACCTGGATGCCATTCACACACGCCGTCGCATTGCACGTCGCCGTCTTGAGCTCACTCAGCAGTTGCCGCTTATCTTCCAGGCTCACCAGACTCGGCTCCATCGCCAGCAGCTTGCCGATGCCGTCGATCACACCCGCCCACTTGACCAGGCCTGCATAAAACTCCGCCCGCAGATGCTCCGGGTGCGTCGCAATTTGTTGCGTCAGACTCATCTCGCAGCCCTCCCATCGTGAGACAGACTGTTAGCCAGTGCTTCGGTGAATGCAGACTCTCGCAGGGCCTCCATCGCCTCGCGCAGTCTCGCGATGGCCTCAGGAATCGCGAGCGCCTTCGGCATCTCACACATGCCATCGCGATAAGGCAGGACCTCAAATTCAAACACCCGCACCTGCGTGCGACGTGTCCCGACTTCAACATCCACCACGAAGCCATGCTTCGCCGGTTGCAGGATCGTCACACCATTCTTCAAGTCATCGCTCATGCTGCCTCCTTTCGGCTCATCGGATACTCACCCGCCGCGATGCGCAGACTCACGTCCTGCACGTCCGTGAAATTGTAGAACACCGAGTCCTTGCCTCGGCCCGCTTTACGCACGCACGGCGACAACCACGCCGCCGCGATGGCATCATCAAAGACCTGCCTGCGCAGGTAGTCGATCACCTCGCACTGCGCCATGTGCGCCGGTGGTGGGAAAAGTTGTTTCCGCTTCGCACTCATGCTGCCACCTCCTTATGCTTCGCATTCCACTCTCTCATGCGTCGATTGTTATCCTCACGGCAACTAGCACACCGAGGTGAGTGATTGCTCAGTGGACGACGACAGTCCCGGCACTTTCCTTGGCCCTTCAGCACTGCCGCCCGCGCCGTGAAATAAGCCGGGTTAGCCCGACCATCCGGCAGACGACTCGGTGGCAGATCGACATACTTTTTGTTGCCCTCCCCTGCCCGCTGACTCAGTCGCAGTCGCTCACACACCCGCGACAGACTCAGGCTCGCCTGACTCGCCAGCACCGCCTTCGCATGCCAGCGTGCTTGGCGCAGCAGCCAGGGCCGCTCCACCTGCACTCGGCCACCAGTCGCTGCCGTGATCAGGTCAAAAATCCCCTGCACCGCCGGCGAATAAAGCTCACGCAACAGCCCATTAGCCTCAGCGTGCATGCCCGCCATTTCTCGCGGATCGTGGCTCCACCAGCCCGCTGCATGCGTCAGCGCCAGGTCTTGCGCCAGACTCTCCAGCATCGCCGCGCCCAGCAGCCAGCCTGCATCTTCCAGCTCCGGCACCAGTGCCGCGCCAGGCGTCACATGTCGCGCCGTTGGCTTCTCGACCTTATAGTGCCTACCCATCTGCATCCGGGTCATACCGCGCCCCCCTTTCCATCACAGCGATCCAGCAGCCCATGCTGGCAGCCGATGACTAGGTGCAAGCTTTCCTCCGCCTCCTGCCTGCGCCCTTGGCGCACATGCTCACGTGCCTCGCACGTCTCCACCACCATCGCACCCACGATGCGTCTCAGCTCCGCGTGAGTCAGGCTGCCAGTCTGTTCAGTGTCGGCCTGCTCCGCGTCCGGCTCGTTGTCCCACCGCCATTCCTCGCCGGTCACCTCGTCCCAGCAGCGTTCTCTGCGCTCCTGCGCACGCCGCAGGCGCTCCGCCTCAAGCCACTGCTCATTCCGATACACCGCCGCAGCGGCCCACCAAATGAGCACGCACGCCACCAGTGAGGTCAGCGCCAGCACCAGCGGCACACTCGGTGTCGTCAGTATTGCAAAGACTCGATCAAATCCGTTCGTCATATTGTAGCCTCCTGAGTTGTTGGAAAAAAGTTCCCGGCGTTGCCCCGCCGGGTGGGGGTTGCTTCACCGCACCCGCTGCCACACCCGTTTGAGCCAGCTTTGGTGCTCCGGCTCAAAGTCCGCCGCCCATGCAGGCAGTTGCAGCTTCGGCATTTGCCTCACGCTCGCCTGGAGCTGCTGCCGCAGCAGCAGTGCGCCCAGGCCGCGCCCCAGCGCACTGCGCCGGGGTGCCCCGAAGGGTCTTCTCACGTTCACCTGCTCGGGCAGTTTTTCAGCCCGCAGCACTTCGTTGTTATTGTTGGTCTTCATGCGTTGTTTTGTGTTTGGTTGTTGCCCGTCCCCGGTGTCCCGCCGGTTCAAAAATTCAGGCCGCGATCCGCGCTATCTGGGTCGATCAGGTTAATGGTGTCACTCAGGCGGCAAGGTCAGGGGCGAGCTGCTGTCTGAGCACCGAAAGACCGCGCTCCAGCGCCAGGCGCATCGTGTCTTGCTTGCTCAACTTCACCGCCACGGCGGTTTCATTCACCAGCACTGCCAGGTCGGCCGTCAGGCGTAGCGGCACTGGCACCGCTGTTGATCTTCTCTCGTCGCTGTCTGCTTTGCTCATGGCGGACGAATATACGTTTCTTATATGATCGTCAACGCAAAATATACATTTCTTGTATCGCCCTTCGTTTTTGTGCTATTTTTCTAAGTGAAAACAAAACCCATCCCCATCGCGTTACCCCACGACTTGCTTGAGCAAGTTGATCAAGTCCAACACCTCACCGGCATGAGCAAAGCCGACATTATGCGACTCTGCATGCGCATCGGTCTTGTCGATCTCCGCGCCGCCGAGCATGATCTGCCAGGCATCGTCAAACGCATCGCTGACGACGCAGGCTTATCGTTCCAACAATGGTCGAAAGAAAAGTCCGAACAAAATGAAGCTCGACAAAAAAACGCCGATCTGTTGGAATCCCAGGAATGTGCTCCACCTGCGCCTTCGCGAAAGCGTTCCCCCAGCACCGGACCGGTGCCAACGACTGCGAACATTGTGCGGCTGCCGCCGCCGCCCGTCATAGCCACGCTGCTCCACGACATGGTAGCCGAGACCTCCAACCCCTCACCTGTCACCGAGCCCCGCAGCGAAGCCCGTTACGAAAAAAAACGCCGTAAAGCATAAACTTGTTTCCACCAATGAACACCTCAACTGAACGCCCCACCGCCCTGATCAAACGCCGCGTTAAAAACGGCACCGCGCAGATCCTCGCCTTGTGTTTCTTCATTGGTGGGATCGCGCTGCTGTTTCTCTTTTGGCCCCTCGGTCTGCTCGCCATGCTGCTGGGCATCGTGGTCGATACCATTCGCACCGTCGAGCACTCCTGCGGCGCCTGTGGCAATCACGTCGCCAGCACCAGCACCCTCTGCCCCACCTGCCACTTCACGCTCGAGCCACCGCCCAGCCCGTGGCCCGACAGGCTGCTCAGCCTCGGCCTGATCGCGCTCGTGGTCATCGGTGGCATCCTGTTGCGACGCTGGATGCTAGGCACACTTTGAGCACCTCCCAGGCCACATTAGCATACCCACTTCTAGCATACCCACGCTAGACAGCCCATTTATTCAGCCCTCCAGCGTTCCGGCCTGATACATGGGGTGCAAGAGGTCGTGAGTTCGAATCTCGCCAGCCCGACCATGTTGCCCTTCGGGGCGGTGGGTTTTGGTTTGCTATTTGTGCGATTTTAACGCCTTTTAGCATATGACTGCTAGCATACCTCGGGGACTGTATCGGCAAAAATTGACCTGGTGGCTGCGCTGGACGCCGGTGCCGGGTGGAGCGCAGGAGCGTCAGTCGCTCGGCACGCGGGATCTCGCGGAGGCGATGGTGGCGGCGGATAAGCTGCGACTGCGGGAGGGTCCACGCTTGCGGGAGGAGGCTGGCTCCTGCGTTGCGGAGATCGACCGCTATCTCGCGGCGAAGGCCAGTGAGGGGTTGTCGGCCTCGACCCTTTCCTCTCGGCGTTATGTGCTCAAAGGTTTTGCGCTGCACACGGGGGCGACCTCACCGAGGCACATTGGCCCGACGGCTTGCGTGCGATGGTTTGAGGGCAGGCTGAAGCGGCATGAGCACACTGCCGTGAGTTACCTTAACCAGGTGCGCTGGTGGTTTGCTTGGCTCATGGAGAGAGGCATCGTTTCACGGGACCCGACGACAGGCATCACGATCCCGAAACTGCGGATGCGGTCGCGGAAGGTTTTTTTGATGCCGGCGGATGCGCGGCGACTGATCGACGAATGCACGGAGCCAGGGTTGAAGTTTGCGCTTTTTTGCGGGCTGCACGCTGGGCTGCGTAAATTGGAGATCATTGAGGCCAGGCCGGAATGGTTCGACTTGGAGGAGGGCTTGATCCATGTGCAAGCGACCACGACGTTTCAGCCAAAGTCTCGCGACAATCGCACGGTGCCGCTGACGGATGAGTTTCGGGCGTGGTTGCTGGATGAATACAAACTGCAAAAGCCGTTCATGCTCGCGCCCAAGGTGGTGCATGGGAAATACCGCTACCGTTTCGATTTTCGAAAGGCGTTTGACGCGTTGGTGGAGAGATGCCAGCTCGACATCACGTTCCACGATTTGCGGCGAACGTTTGCCTCGCTCCTCGTGTCGAAGGGGGTGTCGCTCTACAAAGTCGCCAAGTGGTTGGGTGACACCGTGGAGGTGGTCGAGGACACCTATGGGCATCTCATACCGCAGGACGACGAGATCAATGCCTCGTGGTCGAAGGTGACTCGTCGCCCATCTCGTGGTGATCCCCGTTCAATAGCCACATGACTGCCGGAGGGATGCCATAGGGAACGCCGGGCCGGGGTCGTTTTTCCTGCTTGGGGCGATGTCGTCGTGGCCGACGATGTCGTCGAGCTTGTAGCGAGTGACGAGGGCTTTGGCGACTTGCTCGCAGGCGGCGAGTTGGGCCAGTGGGTAGGCTTCCCACTGCTTTTCTGGGCCGCCGTTTTTGTGCCGAGCTTCGATGGGTGGATGCTTTGACCATCGCTTTGTGAGCCGCTCGTCATCGCCAGCGTTTGCGAGTTCGATACCGAGGGTGCAGGCGTTGAGGTTTTTGTGCCCCTGCCATTGGGACACGCCTGCATGGCCACAGGTGCGGTCAAAAGGGCGCGTCTGATAAACGGTGCCGTCGCGGTCGATGACGAGGTGAGCGGAGGCACCTTTGGCGGCGGGTGTGCGCCAAAATTCGATCGAGGATTCGGCGCTGGCTCCGGCGGTGAAATGGATGACGAGGAAACGACGCACAGGCATTTTTGCGCCGCCTGCGATGGGACGACGCAGGGCGGAGTCGAGCCAGTGGTCGCCGGTGATGCTCATGGGCGTTGGCTCATTTTCCACTGGTCACATCCACCACGAGCCGCCGTTGGCTGTAGCCGATCACGGCACTCTGCATGGCGGAGCGGGCGGCATCTTGGCCGATGCCGAGCCACTGGGGTGAGCTGAGGCCGAGGAAGGCTTTACCGCCATTGGCGGTGGTCGTGCAACTCGGCAGCGTGAGCAGGCAGAGGCTGGCGAGGAGCAGCTTGAGGGAGCCGGTGACACCTGCGTCTTTGGCGACGTAGCCCAGGATGGCGATGGTGACGGGGATGAGCCACTGCTGCCAGTGGGCCAGGTCGCCGCCGTTGCCTTGATAAATGGCCAGGAACGAAAGGCCAGCGAGAGCGGCCCCGATGAGGGTGGTGCGGTAGTTTTTCATGTCACCACAGCGCTTGTGTCAATGCTCAGGCATGATGCGAGGCGTTGGATAGTAGGTTGGCGAGTTGCTTGTGCAGCTCGATGCGGTCGGCCTCACAGCGGTCGCTGCGGTCGCGGAGGCGCTGGAGTTCGCGGTCCATGCCGTTGAGGCGGTCGGTTCGCTCTTTGTTGAGCTCGGTCACGAGCGCTTGGTTGCCTTTGGTCTGCCACCACACTGCGATGACCAATATCATGGCCACGGGGCCAGTGGAGACGATGACTTCGAATGCTTTGGCAATGAGGGTGGGTTCCATGGTCAGAGCGCGTGGTAGAGTATGCGATCAGGGTTTGATTGTCACTCGGCCATCGGTGTGATACACCAGCTCGTGCGGTGGAGTGCATTCGGCATCGCTCAAAAAGTCTGCGCGGGTCTTACCCACCAGCTTGGCGCAGCGGTCGATGTGGTCGAGGTTCTCGCGGCTGAACTGAAACACGAGCACCGCCGAGGTGCCGAGCTGCTCCAGAATCGCGGCGGGTGTGGCACCCTCGCGAGTGTTTTTCCAGAGCGTCTCGAAGGCGATTTTATGGACGGCGACGCGATGCGTGATCTCGTTGTTGATCGCGTTCACAATGCTGTCTGCGGCGAGCTTGGCAGGAGGTGGTTGAGCGGGCGACGTGGGGATGAGTTGCGCGGATACTGAGAATGGGGCGCAGAAGGCAAGGAGGAGGAGGAGGAGGTGTTTCATATTTTGTTACTTGGGTTTGTTACTTTGGTTTGTTACTTGGCCACCCAGCCGGTGTTTCCCGTGCCGGACTCTTTGACATAGAGCGTTGTGTTCGATCCGCCATCGGTGCGTGTGTATAATGAGCCGACTGGTGCCGTGCGGACACCTTCTGGAGACCCACTGCCACTGCCCCAATTCACACCGGTTTCGGTTGTGTGAAATTCAGCATTGCGTGAGCTTCCACCACCGCTGCCTTTGATCGGCCTGAGCCGACAGACGTTCGAGTTTCCGACCCAGCCGATTTCAAATTCTTCCTTGTTCGTGAAGCTAGTGTATGTGTTAGCAACGGAGATGCTCATAGGGGACGTGCCGGACTTTTGAACTAATCGCCCAGCACCGTCTGACGTAGCCGATAAGCTCACGTTTGAAGCGGTCCATGTAAGTGTGGGCACATTAAATGCCCCCGCCTGTATTGTTAAGTGGACTGACGACCCGATCCAGAAATCAAGGCGGTCAGAATAGACCCGCATGCCGTTGCCTGGGTAGCCTGTCTCTGTGAATTGCGGGTAACCCGGCTCAGACGCACCAAAAAAACGACCGGAAGTTGAAAGATCAGTTGCCGATGCTACCCCTAGCACCGGTGTGACTAGGGTTGGAGAGGTCGCAAACACGGCAGCACCACTGCCAGTCTCGTCGGTCAGCGCACTGCGCAAATTGGTGCTGCTTGGTGTGCCGAGCCAGGTGCTCAAGCCGCTGCCGAGCGTCAGCTCTCCCACCGTCGCGCCGCTAGTGAGGAGCCTGCCAGCCGTGCCACCGGTGATGGTCGTGGTGCCAATGGTGAGGCCGCCGCCGCTGCCATTGCTCGCCGAGGTGATGCGACCCTTTGCATCTACGGTTAGGCTGGTGTTGGTGTAGCTGCCAGCGGTCACGCCACTGTTGGCGAGTGTGGTGGCAAAGCTCCCACTGCCAGAGCCGGTGATGTCACCTGTCAGCGTGATGGTTTGGTCACCCGTATTGGTGCCGCTGTTCGTGCCGGTGATGTCGCTGGTCATCGCCACGGTGCCGCTTTTGTTTGGCAGGGTCCAGGTGCGGTTGGTCGTGAGCGTTCCTGCTTGGAGGAGGCCTACGCCGTCCTGCTGCAATATGGTGAGTCCCACTGCGCTCAATTGGGAAAAAGGACGCGAACCAAAAAGGCCGTTGGCCTGGAAAATCCCAGCATTGAGCACGCCAGCGGTCTCAAAGACGGGAATTTTTCCAGCCACGCCGTTGGTAAGTTCTCCCACCGCCGACATGGTCTGTGTATAGCTAAAGGTGCCGCTGCCGTTATTGGTCAGCACACCGGAAAAATCGTCGAGGCTAGACAGTGTGGTGAGCCGCGTGGCGAGTGGTTGGTAAGTGCTGCTTAAATTCGGCATGTCGGCGGCGACCAGGGCGCGAAAAGTGGGGGCGGCATCAGCGCCGCTTAATGGACCGGCGAAAACGCGGTTGGCAGATTGTGTGGCGAGTGTGCCGGTGAGTGTGCCACTCTCGGTGACCGGCGAGCCAGTGACGCTGAAGATGGAGGGTAACGACAACGCAACGCTAGTGACACTGCCACCAAAGCCGGTGAGGGTGCTGCCATTGGCGGCGACGATGCTGGCACCGCTGGCGATGGTGAGGGTCTTGCCTGCGCCGATGGTGAGCGATTCGGTGATGGTGTTACCGTTGACGTTCTTGATCACGCTCTTGGTTTGGGCGTGGAGCGCACTGATGAGCAGGCCGAAAACGATGATGATGCGGGCGATCTGTGTCATGTGAAGTTGAGTTTTTAGCGGACGCGTTTCCAGATTTGAGCGTTGGTGGTGGCGTTGTAGTCGTCGGGACGCACGATGCCGTTGGCACTGTCTTCGGCGGTGGTGCCTGCGAATAAGCGCCAGTCTTGCAGCTCATCGGCGACGTAGATCTCGACGAGTGTGAGTGTTTTGCCGACGGTGCTGATCCCATCGAGCGCGGTGGTGCCGCCACCGGTGAGCGCGGTGATCTCCTTGTAATACAGCTTGGCGGAGGGTGATGGCTGCGAGCTGATGGCGACTGCGTTGTCAGTCGGACGCACCACGTCAGAGAGGATGAGCACTGGCACCCATTGGCTGCTTTGCGGGACGCCCTCGGTGATGGTCTGAATTTGCAGGTGCGTGTAAACGCTGCTGGTGCCTGCGGGCAGCAATGCAGCGAGGTCATCACCGCTGAGATCGAGTGTGCCAAGGTAAAAGCCGCCGGGGTCGTCGGTGAGATCGCTGGCGACGTTGTCGGTGAGGCTAGCGGGCTTGTCCCAGGTGTCGTCAGTGATCTGAGCGAGGGGATTGATGTTGTTGTGGTCGTCCCATTTTTTCAGCGCGGCGACAAGTGTGGTGCCGCTGGCGAGTCGCACGGCCTCGTTGCTCGACCAGGGATCGAAGACGCGGAGGCGCAGCGTGGGCTTGTCGCCACGCTGGAGACGCAACGCACCAGGCGGCGGCATGCCGAGCGAGGACTCGACATCGCCGAAAGGCCCAAAGCCGCCTTGGCTGTTGGTGAGCTGTCCGGTGCGGAGATTGAGATAAGCCGTGAGGGTCACGCGAGGGGTCGCGTGTCAATTTTAGAGGACGGTGATCTCGACTTCGGTGATGGCGTCTTGCTCATTTTGAGCGGCTGGCAGTTCGTCATCATACCAGTCGCTCGAGTCATTGGCAGGCACGGTGAGGGTGCGTGTGGTGCCGCCTTGCTTCCATTGAATTCGGAGATTCTTGTCACTGTCATTCGTCCAGCGATACCGGTTGGAGTAGGCGGCAAAACTGGTTTTGACGTTGCCGGTAATGCCGGTTTCCCAGTAGCCGAGAGTTTGAGTGATGTTAGTCGGCGGCGTGTCTTTGGCTGCCCAAGTTCGAAAGGCCCTGGTGAGGTTTTCCTCTTCTCTGCGACAGGTGCCAGCGGTGATGTTGCTGGTGATGTCCACCGCTTCACCGTCTTCGGTTTGGCTGACCTTGAAGGTGTTGGATGTGTTATTCCGCACGTAGTAGGCGCTTCCTAAAAACGAGCCGTCGGCCACAAGCCCTTCGCCCCCGATGAGCCAGGGGAATATGACGCGGTCGCCGTTGCTCAGACCGTGAGAGCTTGCAGTGATGACGTCGTTTTCTGCGTCGGCAGTGATGGCGAAGGCCACGCCAGGATCGGGATCGCCAATGACTTCTAAGTTACTAAGTGCGAGCGGGCGGAGGGCGGATTGCGAGAGACCGCCGGTGTATTCGGGCGCTTCAACCTCTTCGAGGTAGCCATAATCTTTGTCCGGCTCGCGGTCGTTGCTGGTGACGCTGCCGGGGCAGTCGAACATCGGGATTGTCGGCGTGTAAACGTGCGGTCCGGTCTCCGATTGGGTGGTCGTGTAAATGATTTCTCCTTCGGACCATTTTTCAGTGGTCGAGACGCTGCTATAAGGGTTGCCATCGGCATCAAAAATGCTCGCGCAAAAAAAAGCGTAGGCTTGTTGGGGCTGCGTTTCGAGCCGCAGGATGAGGTTGCGTGGTGGTGGGGGTTTTAGCGCAAAGACGAGCTTGTCACCACCGCTGCTGCGGGCGACACCGCCGAGTTCCAGGCTGGTTTGCAAAGCGGACGCAAGGCGCTCGATGAAGCTCTGCAAGGCTCGGCACCAGCCGACATGCGAGGTGGGCCAGCGGGGGACGCTGGCGTCCTTCTTGCTGGCGGTGCTGCGAGTGCTGGGAGGCGTGAACTCGGTGCCGAGTTCGAGCGCGGGCTGCTCCCCACTTTGGCCACGGGTGGTGCCGAAAACTTCGATCTGCACACCGGCGGCGGCGGCGAGTTTTTCGGCATGGGCTTGCACGGCCATTTTCCACGGCACGAGGCCAGAGGGCCAGCGTGGGGCCTCCTGCGCTGGGGTCTGTGCGGTGGCAGTGCCGCTGGGGATGGTGCCGAGGTCCAGCATGAGATCCTCACCACTCTGTGAGCGGGTGGCCCCTTGCACTTCGATCTGCACTTTGGCGGCTGTGGAGAGCTTTTCGAGAAACGACTGCACCGCACTGCGCCAGGGCACGAGGCCGGTGGGCCAGCGTGGTGGGCGTAGGCGGCGGGTTTCTTGCCTCATGCTTGCGCCGGGGTAAGTGCGTCAGGAGTGTCGAGCTCCAGCGTGAAAAAAACCACGTCCATGATCACATGCTTGTCGTCGCTGGCGATGCTCACGGACTTAGGGTCACGGAGACCAGGGGTGTTTAGGGGCCATTGTTTGAGCCAGGCTTCAGTGACGGCTTTGCCGTTGCTGGCCAGGGCTTTGACGTGCTCGGGATCGGTCCCGGTGACACGCATGCCAAGGCGGACTGTGAGCGGGCGATCTTTGATCGTCTGGTGTTTGATGATGGGGCTTTTTCCCTCCTCTAGCAGCGGTGAGAGTAGGTGTGCGACGAAGGAGCGGAGTTCGATTTCGAGTGTGGCGGGGGTCATGGGAAGAGTGAGAGGTGAGAGGTGAAAGGTTAGCGGAACATGACTGGCCAGATGTAGCGATAGACGACTTGATAGACCATGGCGGAGATCTTGTTGTTGAGCGTGGCCTGGTGTGGAGTGCCGACGATGCTCCAGCCGTAAGGGTAGTTCCAGGTGAGGTCCTCGGTGTCGTCAGTGAGGACGATGGTCCGAATCGAGGGCGCGTTCTCAGGAGTGTCCCTGGATGGCACAGCGTTGGTGGGTAGGCTGCCACTCCCGGTGAGGTAAGTGTCGGTGACGACGATTTCCGGCAGTTGAAAATTGGTGTAGCGGGCATCGCCCCAACCACCGGGTAAACTCATGGTGATCGGCTCGCTGGCACTGAACTGCTGACCGTTCACGGTGATCATGCGGTGGTAGGGCTTCGCCTCTTCGTAACCGCGATAGACGCAGTCGGCGATGGCCCAGTCATTGTTGTCGTCCTGCACGGTCAGCTCGCACAGGTGCATGTAGGGGTAGCTGGGGTGCGGTGAGCCGAGGGCGAACTCGCCCGCGATGACCTCGCCTGCGGTCATCGTGGTGGTGAAATCCACCGCGCTACCACCGAGGGTGGTGGAGACTTGGAAGGTGTTACTTGTGCGGTTGATGACGTAATAGCCAACGCCAAGCGAGCTGGAGGATTGCGCTGTCAGGCCTGCACCGCCGGTGAGGCGTGCGAAGTAAACGCGTTTGCCATTCGGGAAGCCGTGGGCAGTGCAGGTGATGACGTTGCTGTCAGCATCGCCGGTGCAGGCTTTCCAGGCGGCGTGCCAGGAGAGGTAACGCACGGTGCGCTCGTCCCACCCGGCTTCAATGGTGCGGCGTTTGCCACGGCTGAGGGTCTTGGTGGGGTAGTTTTGATCGAGTGAGCCTTCGGCGGAAATCTGCCATTCGCGACTGATGCCACTGTCGATTTTATCGAGTGCGATGATGATCATGCCTGGATAGCCAGGCACGACATCGCCGACGGCGAGCGTGGTGGTGCGGTCGGTCTTGTAGGCACCATCGAGCGTGTCAACGCCACGGAACGCGGTGCGCTCGCGAATGGGGTGACGCCAGAGCGGAAGGGTGCCGACGGAAAATGCAGGGGTCATGGCTTGGGTTGATGGTTGATGGTGGATGGTTGATGGTTAACTGCCCAGCAGACCACGGGAGAGGAGTTCATTGGTGCGGTCGATCTTGGCGCTTAGGTCGTCTTTGCGGGCGGCATTGACCGTCTGCTGCGTGCGTGCACCGCTGGTGTTGATGCTCATGCTGCCACTGCCGCTGCCGACGTTTTGACGGGCATAAAATCCATCCAAGCCACCGCCAGGTGTCAGTGAGCCGCGACGCGCTGAGAGTGGGCGGAATGGACCCGCGATGCTGCCGCCAGTGTATGTGTCGGGGGTTTGCACGCCGAGGATTTTGCGGCGTCCGTCGGTGAGGCGGCGGTTTTGTTCGTCGTAACCTTTGTAGGTTTTGGTCTCGCTCATCGGGGCCTCGTCGCGAGGCGTGAATGAGGTCTGAGTGGCGGTGGGGACGCTGGGCAGAGACGGAGTTGCGACCGGGGTCTTTTTCTCGGCTTCTGCTTGTTCGTCCAGCCGCTTCAGCGCGGAGATTTCTTGTTGGATGTCGAGCAGCTTGTGCTGGTTCTCGATGCTTTCTTTTTCGGTCTGGTTGATGTTCGCAGCACTTTCTTCGATTTTTTGCTGCTGCTCCAACAGGCGATCTTCGGCGGCGGCGATCTGCTCTTTGAGTGGCAGTTCAGCTTCGGCGAGTTTGCGTTTCCGCTCATCGAGACGGGCCTGTTCTTTGCTGACGGGTTTGTTGGCTTCCTCACCTGCTTTGCGGATGGGATCGTCTTCCAAGACGGACTTGGGCAGGTCCATGCTTTTGATCTCTGCTGCGCGTGCCTCACTGCTGGCGGTGATCTGCTCGGTGCGCATGCGCTCGATCTCGACGCTGTCTTTTTGCGCCTGCATCATCTCCAGGATGCCTTGCGTCTCGGCTTGATATTTGGCGAGGCCGTCAACGTCTCCCATGTAACCGATGGCACGCATCAAATCTGAGGCCATGAAGCCGATGGCGTCTCCGGCATTCACAAACCATTCCGCGACGCCGGAGGCGGTGTTGCCGAGCCATTGACCTGCTTCGCGCAGCTTGT